TGTAATTCCTCTTCTGAATCAGGAAGTTTTTCTGGATCATTCTCGTATAAATCTATCCCGAACTGCTGCTTAGCTAAATCACTATACTGTTTAGATCTCATGTCTCTAAGCATAGATTCCATATATTCAGTTCTTTTGCTAACACCATATTGATCTTGAGAGTAGCAGTTTATTTCATATGATCTCTGTGCCATTCCGTTTACTACTATATCAACAAACTTAGGAATAATTGGAACAGGTTTCCAATCTAAATTAAGATATGATAAATCACCATTTATTGATAATTCATTTTTATATTTTTGTATTGGTTGCTCTCCTCTAGCGTAAAGTCTTAACTTGTGGAAATTATTTACATTACCTCCCCACTTGGAAGATACTCCATTAAACCACTCGTGTTTTATCGCTTTCGCAACTTGTAAGCCATATTTATGGCTAAGTTTTTCTAGGTCACTTACCGCTTGAGACGGAAAATTCATAACAGACTCTGTCATATGTTTTGTTTTATTATTCGTGATGATATTCCTTTGTTACTATATTTTGATATGTGTAGGTTTAGCGGGGTTTGTTCTCTGTTTGGATTAGGTTTATATAAGTGTTTATTGCAAGCCATGATTGCTAAACCAGTACTTATAGAAGCATCATGCTTTGTTCTTTTATTTATATCGAATTTAGACCAATCATTTAAAGCTGCGTTGAAATACATAGTACCATATGTGCCGTCACTTAACAATCCAACGTGATCGTTGATATACATTTCAATCGCCGCAGCGTGAGCTTGTTTAATGTCCTCACTTGAGTTTGGTATTCCTCCAACTTCTTTTTCTGCTACAGATAGTTTATTCCAAACTTTATCTGGTCTATTCATACTAAACCCTCTATATCCTCTTCTTCTAAGATAATATAAAAGTCTAGGTTTATTATTCTCTGCTAATATTGGCATACCGTAAAAAACTATAGCCATTAAAACATCTTCAAAAAATATTTCAGCAGTTTGAGGTCTAGCTATATATTCTAAAAAGAATGTGCTTGGTGGTGCGTTTTCCATTGAAAACTTAGTTAAACCGTGTAAAGCACCTTTCGATCCTCTAGCATCCACCGTCCCTGATATATCATAAGAGTCACAACCAAAAGCACCGATATGCTCATTTCCTGGATACTTAACCCCGTTTTTTATTATAACTCTATTTTGAAGTTTTACTTCTGGTACCCAACTTACCTTAAATCTACCATTTGGATCTGGATTAAAAACAACTTGAGTATCTTTAACACCTTGGGTCCACTGGAAATTACCCGATGTTAATACCGATGAGTTTCTATTTCCTTCATTATAATCTATCTGCTCGTATATTTTTACCAAGTTAAATAAACTATTTCCTGTCTCATCTCTAAATGCGTGTTCCTCTGTTCTTGGAAACTGACGGTAGAATTCATTTAAAGCGTCTTGGTCATCTTTTAACCCTTCAGCTTCATTATCCCAATGATCTATAACTCCATAATCTATTTCTACCCCGTGTGGATCAAATGTTTCTTCTTTAGGAGTGTTGAATACTGGTTGTCCATACTCGTCAATAAATCCCTCATAGTTCCACTCCATAGGAATAAACAAAGAGTATAATCCAGACTTAGTTTGCCCGTTACGATTTCTTTTTGTAACATCTGAATTGTAATATAGATTTTTAAAATTCTCCCCTCCCTTGTCTAACGCATTGCTTGTTGAACCCATCATACACTTACCTATAATCCTACTACCTAGTCGTAAACAAGTTTTTGTAACTCTCCAGTTATTTTTTATATTATCAGGTTTCTCCCATTTACCACTTTCATCATGCACTAATAAAGATAGTTTTTCACCGTCATAACTATTGTCACCTGTATTTTTCCAGTCAATAGTTGTATCTAACCCCTCCATATCATCTTGCTCCTCTCGTTCCCTCATTTTTCTACGAGTGAACTTCTTTGCTGGCACTCTATAAGCTAGTTCAGATTTTGGACGATCCATACCGTCTTGTATCGGTTTAAAGAAGAATGGATAATTAATACTAATAGGTACTACTTTATCGGTAAACATCTTCTTAGCATCAGCTCCAGTTTTAGATAATATCCCATATCTACTATCACTTGATATAGTGGCCAAATTAACAGTTTCAGCTGAACTCATAAATGAAAAACCAGAACGTCTATTTTTTAAATAACACATCCCATAACTTCTTTTATCAGCTTTACAAGCTTCCCAAAATATAAAGAACAATCTATTTGCTTCTCTAAAATCTGGAGCACCAACATCAATTTTACTCCACTGTAGGTACATATAATGCGTACCAGTTATATACGTTGGTTTACCGTTATTCATAAACCAAAAACCTTCTTCTCTTCTTTTAAACTCTTGATCGATATATCCATAATGCTTTTCCTTAAAGTCATCTGGATAATCCTGCCAATCAAATACTGTTTTTATTCTTTTAAAATCAGGATTAGATGGAAATTGTTTCCATTTCTGTTCTGATTTATTTTTACTACAAGAGTAAACTTCTTTAGGTTGTTTAGGTAAAGCTATTTGAAAACCTTGTATTTCAAGTATTTCACCAATCTGCCCGCTTTTACTAATAACAACAATATCATTTTCCTTATTATAACCATAGTCCCATTTTTTAGATTTATTTAATCTACTTATGGTGTTTTGTTTAATTGGTTCTACAACCTTATATAACGTTTGCTCGTACATTACTTAGATCTTCCTTCAGCAAATCCTTTGAAAGTTTGTTTTTTCTCTTCTTCTATAGGTTTCCCTTCTAACATCGCTTCTTCCTCTTGGATTCTATTTAATATTTCAAACGCATCGAATATAGCTAGCTTCTTTGTAGCTGCAGCGTTCTTTAATCTATCTGCTGATATATCTTCGTCTGAATCAACTATTTCTTCTCTAGCAACTTTAATTAGCTCTTCAACCGCTTTGTGTCCAGCTTGGATTATACTCTTCTTGGTTTTCTTTACGTCCATATTTAATATTAATATATTTATTCATAATCCTATAAAGTCTTTCATTATCTACAACAAATTCAAACTCATCGTTAGGAGAAAAACCTACAACTTCATCTTTATTAAAAGTGCCATCACTATATTTAATAACACCAACTAATGGTTTCTCTGATTCACTACTTAATTTGTCATCTGACTTTATTGGTTTTACAAAGCTAAAACCAGGTGTTGCTATCCAATCTTTTCTTTTATATAAGTATATTTGATCTCCAGATGCAATATATTTGTCTTCTTTCCAGTAAGATCTACTATTCTTTTCCCTACCCTTAACATCATGCCATCTTCTAAATATATTATGATGAACTATTACTTCATCACCTACTTTTAAAGGTGATTGAAATAATAGCGGAGTAGCGATTACTTTTGCTAATCTATTTATATACTGATGATTAAACACCTCGGTATTAACTATTAATTCTCGTTCTCCAACCTGTACACTGTTATTATAGCGACTACCCACAGGAGAAATAATATAATCTTTGTAAGCATTCATTAATATTCCAAGTTGTATTCAACTGATATAGCCATGTTTTTATTAAAATCTTTCCATGGTATAACCACATCTTTTTTCTTTATATAAATGCTATACTTATCGTTATCTTCCACTATATCGCTTATAGTGTGACCACCATAAACCTCTTGATTAACAGAATAATGCATCGCATCATTTTTGTAGTCTTTACCAATAGTGATTTTTCTAATTACATTACTTTTCATCTTCTGGCCAATTAATTTTACCGGTCATTAAATTAACATCATAAGTACCGTATTCTTTGACCAAAGCATTTTGAAATTCAGCAATTTTATCATTAGCAATAGCTAAATCGTGTAAAGCTGTATGCTTTTGTGCTTCTATTTTACCTATATTAAATTGTAATTGATTAACCGTGTTTACTATTGATTGAAGATCTTTTAAGTGGTCATCTGAAATTTTATCCACTTTAGCCTTCAATTCCACTGTTTTACTTTTTCCCATTTTATTAAATTAAATTATTATTATTTTTGCTGTGCCTCATTCTTCTTTGACGATCCGCCGAAAAAGAAATCAACAACTGTATTAACTTTAGCGCTCATAGCACCAAATATTGTAGAGATAAAACTTATCTCAAACTCTCCTAATTCTAGATCACCCATCACGAAGTATCTAAACATCATGAAGCTTAATCCAAAGTACGCGAGAGTAAATAGCGATGCAAGTATCTTTTGAATAAGCGCATCGTCTTTATACATATCACGTGCGCTCTTTCTGTCCTCGACTTCTTTAGCGAACGCTTCTCTTTCAGCTTCGAGTAATAAACTTTTGAGAGCAAGTTTTGCTTCATCTCTCTCTTTGTCTGTTGTAATAACTTTGTCAAGTATTCCTTCTGCATTATCTACTACTTTGCTGAATAAACCACCTATTATATTTCCTATCATCTTTCATTATCTTTTATCATATCATCGATAGACTTATTCATTACCTTATCGGTGTATGACTTGTTATTAAAAAACACACTCTTTTCTGATGTAGGTATATCTTCTTCCCCTAAAAGTATTCGATATATTCTACTTATTAAGTGTGAGCACTTAAAGGAGGTTTTGAATACAGAGTATTTGATGGTTGTCCTATTTCTGTGTCTCCATGTTTCTATCCAACCATTCCTCCTTAATTTCTCCCAACGGTTCTTATCCCAACTCATGGTGTAAGTTCCGTCGATAAATTCATTTCTTGTAAAACGTCCCTTGCAATCTAAATAAATTAGTAATTCAAGATCCGCGTCTGTTAACCCGTAAGTTTTACAGGCCCATTTTCTAACGAGCCTGTAATACTTAAGGATTTGTAAATCACGTAAATCGTGACTACTCAGTTTCATTATTATGCGCCTGCATTAACATCAAGAGTTATTCCTCCGCAAGAAGTTGCGTTACCTAAGAATACCTTATTAATATTATCCGCAACAGTAATAACTCTACCTTTTTTGCTAACACTAGCAGCAGCAACAGCATCTCCAATTTGTTTAGCTAATTCACCTGATTTGGCATCAGCACAGTTAACGTCTACCTTTTGAAAAGCCATATTCGCAATACCAATACCTTCAAAGTAACAAGTTACCTTGTCATCAGCAGCATCAACAAACATCAACTTGCTAGCAGGAAACAACGCTGAATTTTCTGCGCCGTCCATGAAAAATAGATAAGTTTCCATATTGTTTATAATTTTAAGATTAATAATTCAGTTCGTTTTAGATTTTTTGTTTTCTGTTTATGGTTTATAGTTTATGTATAATCTACAATAATAGATATTACACGTTTTTTAAGAATAGTAACTATTCCACCATCACTATATCCCTCATGCGTATAACCCTATACATTTCATCGTTATATGAAATATCATGCCCAGCTAATCTATCGTAGTATATTGTATCATCTATTTTAATCATAGGCACATCATTTCCTACAGATATAACATTAGCTTTTTTATATCTATTTGATTCGTCAGTATCATCTGTTAGTATTAAACCACCTACTTTCTTAGGTCCTTCTTTAGGTTTATCTACTATTACATATTCATTAATTGCTTGCATTTTCTACTCTTACATTTGATATTACACAATCTGCTGACATAATAGTTAAAGCTACACTTACAGCATTTTTAAGTGCAGATTTGGTTACTAACACTGGATCAATTATACCAGACTCAATCATATTAACCTCCTGACTAGTTACTACATCTACACCCAACCCTTTAACTGGTCTTGGTCCAACTTGCTCTAACCCAGCATTATCAAGTATTGTTTTAAATGGTGAAGATAAAGCATCAAGTAAAACTTTACCACCTTTATTAGTTTGTAGTTCTTGACTAGCATTTAACAAGGCAACACCACCTCCAGGAACAATACCTTCTTTTAAAGCAGCTTTAGTTGCGTATATAGCATCTTCAACTCTATCTTTCTTTTCTTTTAACTCTACCTTAGAGTTAGCACCAACATTTATAACAGCAACACTACCAGATAACATAGCCAATCTATCCTCTAGCTTTTCTTTAATAAATTGATTCTTTTCTTTAGATAGTAGTTTGTTGACATCATCAATTCTATTCTCTATATCATCGTTCATACCAGACAGTGTAAGCACAGTATTCTTACTATCAGTTACAGCAAAATCAGCTTCACCTAAATGTTCTGGCTTCATAAGATCTAAATCATCACCAAGTTCTTCGTTTAAGACAGTTGCTCCAGTTAAAACCGCTATATCTTCAATAGCGTCTCTTCTTGTTGGTCCAAATCCAGGTGTATTAATAATATTTATTTTAATATTACCCTTTACCTTATTCATTAGTAATGCCGCTTTAACTTGTTGAGCAACAGGTGCTATTATCAATAGTGATCTATTACTTTTAATAACATGCTCTAGTATGCTTTGAATCTTTCTAATGTTAGGTATTTCAGATTCTACAGTTAATACTAGTGGATTATCTAATTCACAAACTTGCTTGTCTTGATTAGTAATAAAGTGAGGAGATGTCAAACCGCAATCAAATTGAACTCCGTCAACTATTTCTACGTGTGTATCTTCTGTTTCACTTTCTTCCATCAGCACTATACCATTCTTACCAACCTTCTCATAAGCCTCTGATATTATTGCTCCTAACTCATTGTCGTTATTACATGATATAGCACTCACGGATTTTAACATGTCTCCCTCTACTTCAACTGATATACCGTTTAAGTAGCTAATGACACTATCTAGTGTTTCGTTTACTCCATCTTTAATTTCTCTGATTGTAAGACCGTTTGCGACTGCAAGATCTATTTGTTTGATTAGTGCTTCTGCTAGTACTGTTGCGGTTGTTGTTCCGTCCCCAGCTTCTCTAACTGTGTTTCTAGCAGCTTCTTTTATTAGGGTTGCCCCCATGTTTTCAACCGGATCATATAAGACTACGCTTTCCGCAACGGTTACACCATCTTTTGTAATGACCGGTTTGCCCCTCCCGTCCTCATAGACTACGCACCTTCCTGATGCACCTAAAGTGGACTTTACGGCTCGGGCTAATTTATTAACTCCCTCTATTATTTTATTCTTGGCCTCACCACCAAAGGCAAGGTCCTTCACCAATTCACTTGGTAAGTTATATTCCATATTAAATTAAATTAAATTGTTATTATTATTATTCTCCTGGCTCTGGTGTTCCAGCTATTTTAAGTAGTTCAGCTTGTATTTCTTTTTTTGCTTTTCTAAGCTTAGCTACAATTACTGGATCATTAGAGTGTCTTCTCATAGATTTATTTAATTCTATGATATCATTTCTAAGTTCATCAGCTTTCTTTCTTCCTGATCCTGGATCATCATCTGTTGGTGTTTGTGTGTTAGTTGTACTTGTTGTATCCATTGTTTGGCCTAACTCACCACCATATGAACCAGTTTCTTCTTTACGGCGTTCAGCCTCCTCATCTAAATCTCGTCCTAGTGTTATGCCTTTTTCATGCATTTTTTTAGCCCACTGATCGTTGGTTAAACCCTCGTCTCCATTCGATGTGTATGGGGTAAACCCTTTCATCTTGAATCCCATGATTACTTATTTTGTCTTAAATAACCTAATCTTTTTCTTAGCTTAGCTAGAACTGGTGCGGCTTCTTTCTTGGTTTTAGTTCCATTGTTTATATCCTCACCAATGAACTCTATTCTATCTTCGATGTCAGCTATTAATTCAGACATTTTTTGCTTACCTTTAGGTATGTGTGTCCCTTCCATTTCGCCTTTCTGAAGTTTCATAGATTTTGTTAATCTATCTTCTTTTGTTTCTTTTTTATTCTTTTTAGGAATTGGTACAGGTTTCTTTTCTTTATACCCAGGTATATAGTCAGCTGGATTTAATCCTCTTTCTTTATACTCAGAAGCTGGAATATCCTTTGGATCTCTATATTCATCTGTTCCCATCCAAGTAGGATCTTTTTTCTTTGGTGGATCTGTTTTCTTTGTGTATGGGCTAAAACCCTTCATTTTAAATCCTCTGTTTTCTTTAAAGTAAGGCATAATTTTCTTTTTTTATTTTTTTTCATGACCCCTGTGTCTTGTTGGGTCTTTTAATAGACTATTAATCTTATTTTGATTTTCATTCCATTCAGCAGAACCCTTCTTGAGGTTCTTTCTTTTTTCAACTAAAGCATTTACATTTTTTTGTACTAATCTTTTGTTAGCTTCTGAGTATGCTTTCTGATAAGCTGGACTCCAACCACCTGTAGTTAATTTTTTACCATCAGTGGGTTTAGTATAAGGAGTGTACCCTTTTGAATAATTTTTTTTCATACTTATTATTATTATATTCTACCTTTTTTTTGGTATTTTCTTATTGTTTTTTCATCCCAATTCGCTCTACTATGAATCTGTTTAGTATTAGCAGCTGAATTACTTTTTTTCAAATTCCTAACTCCAACTCCTCCAAACAATCTCATATCAGCGATACCTGGTTTATATGTTGCTCCATCCCTTTTGCCTCCAAACATTTTTGCCCAAAGACCTTTACCACTCTCTATCTTTTTTCTAAACTTACTCTTCTGACCCTCTGATTGCTCTTCGATCCTACGAGTTACATTATATTCGTTCTTAGGTGTTTTATAAACCCTATTTTGATTGTTAAGTAATGTAAACGGGCTAAAACCCTTCATTTTAAACGCCATAATTCTATTCTTTTTCTGCTTCAATAGCTGATTGTTCCCATGGGTGGTCAGGATGTCCCTCTGGTAGCCTACCTGCTGGACCATCTATAACTGCCTCACCGTCTATATTGTGTCTCATGAATACATCACCCTCCCAAGCAACCCAATTTTCTCCATATGCGGCTCTTCCACTGTCCATATCCTCTTTGTGTTGCATTTCATGTTTAACAACTCTTTCATATCTTTTGCTACCTGGTTTTATTTTATTGCTTATAACTATAGTTCCGTCGTCTCTAGCCTCTCCATCAATCCCTTCTCTTAAACTTCCTCTTTTTATAGGGCTGGATTTACCGTAATTTCTTTTCTCATTACCTAATTTAAATCCCATGTCTATAAATTTTGCATACCCTTATCAATATCGCCTTGTCTTTTAGCTTTTCTAGCTTTACAATTAGCAATAGCTTCTGGTACACCATTAGCACGCGCAATACATGTCTTGTATTCGTACTCATTGTTCCTCATGGCCGCTTTTAACCTATATTGAGGTGAAGCGTGAGGTGATAATGTAAATGGTGTAAAACCAGGTTGCTTATAAGTCATATTATTCAAATGTTTTAACCACTTTAGGGCCCTTAATATACTCTAATTTTTTAGTAAAGTGCTCAACACTAGTGTTAACAGCGTTTTCTGCACCCTCTATTGTTTCTCTTCTTGTAACATCCACCCATTTATCTACGTTTTCAGGGTTATTTACCTCTGTTTGGTAGTATCCGTTAGGTAGTTGTGTTATTCTCCAGTTCTTTTTTTCAGCTAAATGCTTCCATTCGCCGATTGATTTTTCTGAAATTTTTGGTTGTGAAGTACTCGCGGTACTTCTATAGTATAAATATGTCATTGTTTTGGTTTTTAATTAATTGGTATAAGGATTTTCCTTATTATTTCATTGATCCAAAGAAAGTACCTCTTACTTTGTGACCACTTTTTGATGTTTGGTTTCCATAAGCACCTGTTTCTAGGTGTTTACTAGTACCAGGTGATTTAGCGTCTATTTTAGCGTATCCTTTAGCTTTTTGATCCAGCATCGCTTTTCCTACATCTTTTGCTGCTAATGCATATCCAACACCAGGTACTAATCTAGAAGCAGTTTTTGCGCCAGCTCTTGATAACCCTTTCTGAATTCCAGTTTGCAATAATTTATCTTTTCCAGCTTTTGCTCCGAAATTAGCAACTTTTCCTGCTCTGGTGTTCGTTAAAGCTTTTGCTTTTTCTTTTATTGCGTTTTTCTTTTCTACGACTTTTGATACTGCATCTTTAACTACGGATCCACCTCCACCTTTGGGCGTGAGCTTATCTTTCACGCCCTGAACAGCGTCAGTTACGCTGGTGAAAGGTGTAAATCCCTTTTGTATATAGGGCATATTACGATGTAGATCTATTGAAGTGCCAGCACTCTAACTTAGGTATAGTGTCTCCAGTACCGTTTGCACTAGCATCACAGAATATATCCATAGTGTAGTCAAATGGTAACCAAACAAACTCTCCTAACTTTAAAGTAAACAATCTAGTTGCACCTGTAAAGTCATCAGCTTGATCGTCAGCTTGTATTTCTCCAGAACCACCATCGTGATCAATACCTATATATATAAGTCCTGAACCTGATTTAGTTATATTCTTTAAGTATATATAACCTCCATACGTACCACCAGCTCCTTCAGTTGCTGTATCAGTACCACTCATCCCAGATCCATCATATAATAGTGTCGATGTTGTTGTTACCGTTACTATTTTAGAATTAACAGTGTCTACTGTTAGCGTGCTAGGTGCAGATAGTGATAACGCAACACTTAATGGTCCAGCGTCAGTTGTTGCTGTATTTGCGTTTGCCGTTAATGTTAACGTCGGTTTAATTTTTCCCATCTTATTTTATTTTAACCTTTATTTATTTTGAATAATTCTCCAAGTGTCATACTGTGAAGACTTTTTAATTTTCCACCTGCAGTTTCTACAGAGTGTTTACCGTGATGAATAGAACCTTGTCTACCAGCCGTTTCGTTTACAACAGGTTTTTTTGTTTTAGATCCCTTTCTCTTTGGGATGCTAATTTTACCCTTGTCATCAAAACCTCTAGCTGAATCAGCATCTTTTTTCTTTGCTGCTTCCTTTTCTTTTCTTGCTGCTTCTTCCTTTTCTCTTCTTGCTTGTTCTTCTTTACTCGGCTCTTTTGCCTTATCTCCCTTTTTTTGCCCAGGATTCCATATTGGGGGCTTTCTTAATCCGCTCATAATATATATATTATTTTTAAATTATAATTCTTTTATTTGTACAATTAAGATAATTACATGGAAGGATAGATATTTACTATATAGCTCCATATTATAAATGTAGGGATAAAGTGTAGGGC